CAGTAAACTTAGTGTTGAAATTGTTTACTAAAACTGCATTTAATAATGATTGGTTATCCGTATGTGGAGCAACATCTTCTACCTGAATTTGTTTCGAGGTCGTAAGGTGTTTAATTAATCTTTCTTTAGATACAACCTTCTTTTCTACATTCAATAGTGTTGTTTCCTCAGACAATACATCTAAACACTCATATACCTCGTTTTTATTAGGTGCAACTTCTTTTAACGATTCGGTTAATGTTGAGATACCTTCATTAACAAGTTTTGATTTTTGAATTAAAAGAGTTTCGATTTGTTCCACAAACAATTTAGCGGTCTCAATACTTGGGATATGTTTATTTTCAACATCCTCATAAAACAAATACATCTCAATCAAATTCTTATTTGATTTAACTTGTTTTAATAATTCCTTGACATCTGATTTTTTATCAGAGGTGTATGATTCTGTTAGTTTTACTAACAACTTTGTTTTTACATCACCAAAATTTGACATTTTATTGTTCGTTTAGTATATCTTTTAATTTATTTTCTATTTCATAAATATTCTGTTGAGCTTTATTGACATCAAAAAGGTCATTTAAATTATCGCCCTCACCCAACATACTTAAAATATTACGACGTTTTGTGGATTCACTTAACGGTGCGGCGGGTTCCGCTGCTGCCGGTTCTGCGGCTCCTCCACCCATTTCGGCTCCTCCACCCATTTCACCACCTGCCGGTGCTTCTCCACCTTCTTGTCTTTCTTCCTCAGGTACACCGTATTTCGCGTCAACATCATCAAATACACCAGAACGTTTAATTACGTTTTGAGTGTTTGTTAATTCAAATCCCATTGCTCTCTCGATACGTTGTTGTTGTAGGTCAAGTAATACCTCACTATCACTCATACCAAGAATGTTCTTCTTAGCCCATGTATGTGACACAGGTAAGATACCTACTTGAGATTGGTCTGAGGTTGCGTTTTTATAAAGTTCAATTTTTTCTTTCCACTGTTCAATCTTTAATAAGTCGGATTGTGCGGACGGATTGGTTAATGAAAGTGAGAAATTATCTAACTCATCTTCCATACCAAGAAGATACAAGTGAACAAGAGCGATTTTATTCAACTCTTGAATTAATGATTTTTGAATTCTATTAATGGTTCTTGCGAAACGAATATCCATTAATGCTAATTGCTTACCGTCACCCACAACTTCTTCAAATCCCAAAAATGCTTTTGGAATACGAAGTGCAGCTAGCATCTTCTTTTGAATATATTCTATATCGGCAATCTCACCTAAATTCTGAGCTCCCGCCAATGTTTCAATTGGATTTGTTTGTGCCGGGTCACGAATAGGAATGAAATAATCTTGGTCTACTGCCATTTGATTATATCTCATATCTACTTGACCATTTCTTGGGTCAACTACTTGGTCTCTTTTAAATTTATTGGCAACACGTTGTACGTAAGCTTCAATGTCCTTATCGTCCATGTTACCAACAAATACTTTGAATACACGTCTTTCAGGTGCTCTTGTCGTTCTATAAATCAACATCGCATCCTCCGCAAGAAGTAATTGTTTCCAAATTCTTCTAATCTTATCCAACATGGAAGTACCATACGGAAGCTTTCTATCGTCACCCAATAATCTAAAATGTGCAATTTCCCATGCTTGGAATTCCAATTCTTTATTCTTCCATTGGAATCTTAATTCTCTTGTAGGTGCTTTAATATCTCTTTGATGTGGAGTTTTTGATTCTCTACCTTCAATTCTTTCAATCTCAATATTAGGTAATTGTTGACATCCAATTATACCTCTTTCGGGGTCAATTTTTAAATAAACAAAATCATCCCCGTATTTACAAACCCCTCTTGCCCACATCTGTAGATTCGTATTCAAATCTAAACGATTGATGAACAAATCTTCTAAAATACTTTTAATTCTTGTTGATTCTGAAAATATGGTTAAAATATCGCCCTTTTCAGAAAGTGTCGTAGATTCTTCAGCGTAGATGTCAAGTGCTGCCGAAATTTCTGGAGTAAACTCCATGGATTCATAATCATAATATGCTGCTAATCTATTTGGTTCGTAGTAAACAGATTGATTATAAAGGGATTGTTCAAGTTTTGTCCACTTATCTGCAATGTACTGACTTTGTTGCGCTTGTAACATTGCTTTTTCATAATCTTCTCTACTACTTGTTTTTAGTATTTCGTCTTTAGAAAAATTAAAAGATGGGACCTCCTCAGATTTTACTGCTCCGGGATACCCAAACATCTTGGTTAATCTCTGAAATACTGTTAAATTATTATCTGCCATGTATATAAATAGTTTTCTTTAGAATATAAATAATTTTATCCTTTTAATAAAGTCGTATTACCTCTTCTTACCAAATAACCAAGAGTATTCCTTGTAATGGTCTTTTGTTGGGGAACCTAATGGATGATTGTTATTACCATTATTTCCGGCGAACATAGCCCCCACAGAATCCATAGTAGAACCGTATGAATAGAATGTTCTGTTTGCTTCATATGTTCTTTCAGAAACTGTCCAAGATTCTAACATCGCCCTATTTGCGTTTTCGTTCTTTTGTAACTGATTGAAACACATATCACCAGCATAGAGTGCCATTGATAAACTCATAATAGAATCATCGTGAGCACCTTTCATGTGGTCAGGTCTCCCGTTGATATAAACGAATGTGTTTAATTCGTTCATCAGTCTTGCTGACCTAACGGCGAATCCTTTTCTTAGTTGTTCTTCAAATGCTGCAACGATTTGGGTTCTTTTGTTGTTGAAATTTAAACCGGGAATTTTATCCTGTGCTTTACGGTTATAATCCCAAATATTTTGAGTGTTAACACCATCAATGTACAGGTTTTTATAGTTCATTTCTTGTAACTTACGTGATGTGGCAATACCCATACCACCTGTAATATCAATTACAATAAATGCTTCATATAGAATACCCCATTTGTATGCAATAGATGCTAAATCGTCGGGTGGTATCTTCCCAATATATTCCGCAACTTGTTCTCTTTCATCGAAATCAACAATATTAATTGATGAAAAATCCTCACTATCTCCACGACTTACGTCGACACCCATAATGTATCTATGACCTTGTATAGGTTCCTTCCATTGCCAAAAAGTACCTTGCATGTACTTCTCTTTTGGTTCTCGAATAAAGTTCTTGGTAATATGGTCTTGCACATCACCGGGAATTACCCCGTCACCTGAACCCAAGAAATCACATTCCAATTCCTGTGCAATCTTTCTTCTATCATACTTGAATTTTTTTGACATTGATTCGAACCAAGACGAGAACGGTTTATATCCTTGTTCCTCATATTCTTGGTATTTGTTTATGTCAAATTCATATATCACAACTTCATTGTCGTCATACTGTTCTCTATTTAACATGTAATGTGTAATATCACTACACTTAACCCATCTAAGGTCTTTAGTATAACGAGGGTCTTTAAACCATCTTAAATCAGTAATATGAAAGTCATTTATCTTTCTGATTGCTTGGTCATAAACACCGTAATAAATTGGGTCATAACCATTTGGTGTTGAGATTAAAATGATTTTACCTCCCGTAGAAAGAGATGCCATAGATGCCGCCCAAAAGTCGTCACCCGCTTCGATATATGCAGCTTCGTCAAATACAAGGATTGTTGGGGTATAACCACGTAACGCATCCGCAGATGTCGCAACGGCTTTAACCTCACATCCATTATTTAATCTAAATCTACTTTCAGAGTTTTTATCGGGAGAAAACCCAACATTAATCCAATCGGGCCACTGCTCTAAAAAGTGACGAATTTTATTCGCCATTTCAATTGCAGTATCTCTTTTGTTAGCAATTACAAGAACTCTCTCAGGATTCTCGGGTTTGGCTAGCTGTAATCTTCTTGATATCCAAGCCGATGTAACAGTAGATACACCCGCCTGACGATATTTTCTTGTTATATTTTCGTTGTAATCCTCGTAATCCTGAATCAACTGTATTTGGTCAGGAAATAACTCAAGAGGAACGAATTTCTTCTGTGTATTATCATAAGTCTGCAAATACGTCTTTAACGAATATGGTGCATCCTTTAGTATTCTAGCATACTCTTTAAGTTGTTCAACTCTTGTCATATATATAAATATGAAAAAAGGGTGGTAAAACCACCCTTCACTTACTCATCATCATCTGATAACTTTATTCCGAGACTTCCTAAAAAGTCCCCCAAATCGTCATCATCAGTGTTATCGGTAATATTATTTAAGTCTTCGTTAAATGCCGCAACAGCGTCTTGATAGTCTTGGTCTTTAAACATTTGGTCAATACCGGTCATTAATTCATTCATTAAACGTTTACCATTCTCAGAACCTGAAAGTACTTCTTTCATGAATACCAAAAAGTGTTTTGCCGGTAACTTGAAAATCTCAACTAACAAGTAGTTTTGTAATTCAAATTTGTTTTCGTCTAATAAAATTTCATCAGGAAATTGTCTTCTAATTCTATCCCAAATTGCGGGACCTAAACGTAAATCCCACATTTCTTTTTCAAGAGTATCCTCAGAACCTTCAATTTCTGACCACGCTTCGGCATCTTCATTACCTTCTTCATCTGTAGGTCTTCCTTGAATTGCGAACAATTCCATAACACCCTTAATTAACTCATGAACAAGAATCGGAAAATTAAGACCTCGAGCAACGATTGTTGGGGGATTGGTATTTCTTTTTACCTCTTCCTTACCACCAACAGAACCACCACCTTCAGGTCCGCCCATCATCATTTTCATGGTTTCATCACTTAATTGCCAATACAACGTATCGTTGATTGACATAAGAATACCATACTGACCAATAATTCTATCTGAACCAGTGATTTCTCTAATCTTATCCGCAGCATAATGATACATGTAGTGACCTTTTTTCGATGCCCCTTGTATCATATTGTTGATTAATCTTCTTTTTGCTTTTTCCATTGTCATTGATTCCAAATCACTCATCAAATCTTGTTCGATGTCGACTGGGTCAACGTTTTGTTGTTGTTGTTGCATTTCTCGATTGAAGTTTTGGGTATCAATTTCACCCATCCCAACAATCTTAGCATCGAATTGTAATGCTCCTTCTGGAATACCCATTTCTTTCATTACTAATTCAACTGCAAGTCTCTCTAATTCTTCTCTATGAGCGGCTTCAGTTTGAACAATTTCATTATGCGCTGACATCATCATTTGAGCCAACGGCATAATACCTTGTTCACCTTGCATTGGTGCTTCAACTCCCGTATATTCTCTAACTTTAGCAACTACTTGTCTGTATCTTTCAGATGCAAGTAATTCTTGGAAATTCTTATTAGGTTCTTCACCGGTTGACGGTAACGGAATCTTTTTTAACGGGGTATCTCCTTGTGCTAATTTGTCTTGTAATCCCTGATATGGTCTATCAGGTGTATCGAAATCCATTGCCATCTCTTCTAAGTTTTCACCTAATAAAGATAACAAATCTTTTTTAGAAAACTCCATTATTTCTTCTTTTTTTCTTCTCCCATTGCTTTGGGTTTAGGGTCCGTGCCAGGTCCTGGTTGATATGGAGTTTTTGGTTTACTTGGTTTTTCTGTTGGTGGAGCGTCAGGAATTACTTCAGGTTGTGCCGGTGTTGGTGCGGGTTCCGCTCCAACAATCGCATCAAATGTCATGAATTCAGGTACATCATTGTGACCTTTAGTGGCTTTAGTTGCCGGCATTGGTATTGCGGCTTCTTTTACCTTTTCTGTAATAATTCCCATTATATCTGATTTTGAGGTGAAATGTGAAAATTTAGATTCCGCTAAATTCAACACCCATTCTTCAATCTCAGACTTATTTTCTTCACCATCCTTTTCTTCTTCTTCGTATGTTACAATTGTTTGATTTGATTTTTTAGCATTAGCAACTTTCTGTTGGAGCTGCGGGTCTTTTTTAGATATCATCACATCCTCTTCAGATAAAACAGTTTTAGCTAAAGTGGTGAGTTGATTGTCACTCAAACGAGATAAGGTTTTTTCAGTAAAACCTTCAGATAGTAATTTCTCTATGATTTCT